ATCAAAATCAACTTTAAATACTAATTTTAGTGAGACACCAGAGCATAAATGTGCTCATTTTTTCAAGATGGATAATGGAAACTTCTATGCATATCCAAATAATAAAATTTTATGGTATGATGACGCATGGATAAAGAATAGAATTACTCAAAATCCAGGGTATGAAATTGATATGACTGAATATTCTGTTGAAAATCTTCGTAAAATTGAAACATCAGATGATTTTATGTACGAAGTAACAGAAATTAGGGATAGCAACCCCGAAAAAAGTTCTGATTAAACTAATCAGGTGCTAAAATGGAAGAAAAACAGGTATTGACCGAAATTTTACATGACAATTTGACGATTAAAAAGCATGATTTCAAAAAACAAGAAGAAATTCATGAAAAAATCAGAAATGATGATGATTATGACGATTGGGATTATGGAACAGAGCCTAGTTATGGAAAAATCGTGATGTAAATCACTATAAATAATTTTTAAGAAGAATGTTTGTCGATGGCATTTCAAATTTCAAGAGCATTTAAGGATATTAGTCTGTCTTTCAAAAGACATCCAGTGACTAATGACATTATTATGCTAAAAAATGAAAATGCCATCAAAAATTCTGTTATTAACTTAGTAAAAACTTATATTGGAGAAAGATTTTTTAGATCTGACATTGGAACTCCAATTAGTAGATCATTATTTGAAATTCAGACTTCAGAATTTGGAATTGAAGTTGAAAATTACATTACTCAGGTTTTAGTAAATTTAGAACCAAGAATTCAACTTAAAAGAGTAAATGTTTCATTTCCATTAGATAAAAATGAATTGAGTGTGGAAATTAATTATGATATTATTGGATTATCATTTCCAATTCAAGAATTAAATTTTGTACTCAATCCAACTCGAATATAATGCCATTTACTCAGTATACAAATTTAGACTTTGATCAGATTAAAACGTCTATCAAAGATTATCTAAGAGCAAACTCAAACTTTACAGATTTTGACTTTGATGGATCAAATCTGAGTGTACTGATAGAAACTCTTGCATATAATTCTTATATTACAGCATATAACACTAATGCTGTTGTTAATGAGGTATTCATTGATAGTGCAGTTTTAAGAGAAAACGTAATTTCGCTTGCAAGGAACATTGGATACGTACCAAGGTCTAAGAGGGCGTCCAGGGCGCAGGTATCGATCTTAGCGGAGGTTTCTGCGACAAGCACCACACCTACAGCAACACTCAAAGCAGGTATTGTTGCAACTGGATCTGCTGAGGATATATCTTTTGTGTATTCAATACCAGATGATATTTCTGTTCCAGTAAGTGACTATGATGGAGTAACTCCAAGATTTGCATTTTTTGAAAATATTGATATTTTTGAAGGAAGTCTTATCACAACAAACTTTACAGTTGACACGTCAGTAAACGATCAAAAATTCGTTCTTCCAAATCCAAACATAGACACATCAACACTGATCGTAAAAGTAAGACCTTCAGTAAATGATAACTCTTCAACAAGATATAAAAAATTAGATAATATAATTGGAATTAGTAGCACAGCGTTTCATTATTTCTTACAAGAGATTTCAGGAGAAAAATATGAAATTGTTTTTGGGGATGATGTAATTGCAACAAAATTAGATAATAACAATTATGTAGAATGTTCTTATATTGTAACTAATGGTCCAGATGCAAATGGATCTGCTAATTTTTCATTTGCAGGAATTATAGAAAACAGTACGTCCAATGTAATTACCCAAAATACTGGATTAGAGATAACAGTCAATCAACCTTCTGCAAATGGAGATGTAATTGAACCAATTAATTCAATTAAGTATTATGCACCAAGACTTTACTCTTCTCAATACAGAGCCGTTTCAGCAAGTGATTATGAAGCAATTGTTCCATACATTTACCCAAATGCAGAATCTGTGTCTGCTTACGGTGGTGAGGAATTAAGTCCACCACAGTTTGGTAAAGTGTTTATTGTAATCAAACCTAGAAATGGTGAATTGTTAGGGAATTATACAAAGAGAGAAATTTTATCAAAACTCAAATCATATTCAGTTGCTGGTATTGTACCTGAATTTGTAGATTTAAAATATCTGTATGTTGAATTAGAATCTGCAATTTACTACAACTCAAACTTTTCCTTGAGTCCTAATGAACTTTTAACAAGAATACAATCTGCTTTATCAACATATGCTTCTGGTATTGATGTAAATAAATTTGGTGGTAGAATTAAATATTCAAAACTTGTAAGTATTATTGACAATGTAGATTTGGCAGTGACTTCAAATATTACAAAAGTAAAGATGAGAAGAAATTTACAAGCAGCTGTTGGTCAAAATGCTCAATATGAACTTTGTTATGGAAATTCTTTTCATTCAAAATCTGAAGGATATTCTATAAAGTCATCTGGATTTACTATTTTTGGAAAAGAAGATACTTTATTCCTTGCAGATCAAAAAATTTCAAAAACTCGTGGATCACTATTCTTCTTTAAATTAGACAGTACTGGGAATCCATCTATAGTCAAAGCAAAAGCAGGTACAGTTAAATATGATGTTGGTGAAATCCTTATAGATACTGTAAATATAACCTCAACTGCTGCGTCAAATAATGTAATTGAAATTCAGGCAATACCTGAATCAAATGATGTTCTTGGACTAAAAGATTTGTATGTTCAGTTGAATATTTCATCCAGTAAGTTTGAAATGATTGATGACGTTATTTCTTCAGGAGATAACATTTCAGGAACAAGATTTACTTCAACCTCAAGTTTTATAAACGGTTTGTATACAAGATAGAATGTTAAACAAGAATCTTCAACGAGTAAAAATAAGTCAAGTCATCCGCAATCAAGTTCCGGATTTCATTGCAGAGGAAAATCCATTATTTGTAGAATTTCTTCAACAATATTATAGATCTCAAGATAGTCAGGCAACCCCTGCAGACATCAGTGAGAATATTGATAGTTATTTAAAGTTAGAAAATTTTCAAGAAGTTAATTACCTAACAACTTCTACAAAATTAACTGCTGACATTGAATACTATGATGAAACTATTAATGTAGACTCTACAGATTCTTGGCCTGATCAATACGGATTATTCAAAATTGATAATGAAATTATCACATATACTGGAAAAACTGCAACTAGTTTTACTGGGTGTGTAAGAGGATTCAGTGGAATCGAGAATTTACATGAAACTAATAACCCAGAAAATTTAGTTTTTAATTCTACAGTATCGGAAGATCACAGCGATAATTCGACAGTAACTAATTTAAGCAATTTATTTTTGCAAGAATTTTGGAAAAGATTAAAAGTACAATTTTTGCCAGGATTTGAGAACAGAGAATTATACGAAGATTTAAATAAATCATTTTTTCTATCAAGAGCAAAAGATTTTTATCAAACAAAAGGAACTGATGAATCTATAAAAATATTATTTAAAGTTTTATATGGTGATTCTGCATCTGTAATTAAACCAAGTGAATATTTAATCAAACCATCTAATGCTGATTGGAGTGTTACTGTAAATTTGATTGCAGAACTAGTTTCTGGAAATCCATTAAATATCAAAGGACAAACTTTAATTCAAGAAAACCCTGATGCAAGTGGTAATATTTTTAATATTGAATTGTACAGTTTGGAAGATAACGATTACTATTTGATTAAACTTAGCAAAGATTCTTTGGTTGGTGACTTTGTTGTTAATGGATTTGCAAAAAACACTATTACTATTCAAATTGGTGCAGATAAGATTACAGTAGATTCTACTTTAGGATTTTCAGAATCTGGAGTTCTATATGCAGATGGTCAGATTATAACATATAGTCATAAGAATTCAACTCAGTTTTTAGGATGCACTGGAATTACTGAAGTAATTTCTCAATACAATGGTATTCATCAATATAATTTCGTATATTCATATGAATCAATTGATGGTAGGGTGGATTTAAATTCAGAAAATCAAGTTATATTAAGAATTACTGGAACTCTTTCAGATTTCGACCTTTCTAATTCTGAAGCAAAATACTTATCCTCAGGTGATGAAATTTTTGTAAAACAACTCGGAGAAAAAATAATTCCTGGAGAATATAATTATAAATTTGATAATTGGTGTTATAATCATGCAACAAATGTAAAATTAGTAGAAACTTCTTTAAGATTTACAAGTTTAAATACACCAACATTTGTAACTACAAAAACTTTTCATAAATTTAAAATTGGAGATAATGTAACACTTGTTTCTACTGTAGGAAATGTTGAAATATCAGGAACTGTGACTGATATTTTATATGATGATGATACTGCAAGAATTACAAATATTTCAACTAGATTTGAGTTTAGTTTTTCTGCTGGGGTAACCTTAAATAATTCAATAGATTATATTGCAAAAAGAAATATCTTAACTGCAACAAGTTCAACATATTCACAAATATCAGGTATTGTTGCTAACATTCAAAATACCTACATTGATAGAAATAGAGAATATTTATATGTAACTACTTCTGGATTACCATCATATAATATAGATGCATCTTCAAGAAAAAAAGAATTTATTTCATCAAATACATCATCTACAACAATCACTACTGTAGGAAATCATAATTTTAATACAGGGCAGAAAGTTTTTTTTAGTACCAAAAGCGGCACTATATCTGGGATTTCAACTAATACATCATTCTTTGTTAAAAAAATCAATAATACATCACTTGTATTAGCATTCAATCCTACAAATATTATTGAATCAAATTTTATTTCTTACAGTGGAATTGGGACTGGAATTCTAACTGCAATTGAAGTTAATAATAGAGATTTGACAGATCAAAATTTACTTAAAAGAATACCTATAATTACAAAAGCAAAAGAAAAAAATAAAAAACTTGAAGATTTTACATCATCAAGAATTACAGGAATTTTTGCAAATGGTGTTGAAATTTTATCAAGTCAATCATCAGATGTTGTTTGTTATGGACAAATTAATAAAATAAATGTACTAAGTGAAGGAAAAGAATATAATGTTATTGTTCCACCAAAAGTTATAGTTTCTGATACTTATGGTAGTGGGTTATTAGCAAATGTAAATACCACAGGAGTTATTGAAAGCATTGTTGTAACTGATCCTGGATATAATTTTAAGACTATCCCAACTGTAGATATTATTGGTGGTAATGGAAAAAATGCTACTGCTGAATGTTCTTTAAAATCTTCACAATTTTTAATTAATTTTGAAAGTGGAAATATTGGAATCAATACTTCAACAAATACGATTGGGTTTGCAACTTTTCATGGATTTGAAAATGGGAGTAAATTAATATACAAATCTTTAGGAAATGCTCCTATCGGAATAGGTAGTACTATTGGTGGTACTTCTGTAGATGGTTCTTTAATAAACAATTCAATATATTTTGCACGTAAAGTATCAAATACTTCAATTCAATTAATGAACACATCACCAGACTCTTTAGTTGGTGTGAACACAATTAATATAAATCAAGTATCATCAGGAACCCATCAATTTATTGATACTAAAATTAGAAAAATTATTGATTTTGTTAATATTACAAATCCAGGAGAACAATATCAAGTTAGAAATATTGAAGTAAGTAGTATTGAGTATCCTCCCAAGTTTCCTGGTATATCCACGGCTTTTATTGGAATCAATACTGAAGGTGATTATATTTTTGCAAAGGAACATGGATTTGAAACCGGAGAAGAAATAGTATATTCGAATAATGACCAAGTTATATCTGGACTTAATACATCTAAAAAGTATTTTGCTATAAAAATTGATGATTCTAAATTTAAATTAGTTGAAAAATTTGTTGGGGTTTCATCTATAACTGGAATTGCTACCACAACATTTAATCAAAACCTATCTAATAATAATTTCATTAGTTTAAATTCTGTAGGAGTAGGAACTCATACTTTCTCATATCCACCAATACAAGTTATTATAACTGGACTTATTGATTCAATTTTACAAACTGGTATATCTACATCAGTAACTGCTATTCCAATTGTAAAAGGATCTATAAAAGATATTTTTATAAAAAATGGTGGTAATGGATATGGAGCAGAAATACTTAATTTTGAAAGACAACCCTCAATTACTGTATCAAGTGGATCTGGTGCATTACTTGGTGCTAGAATTACTGATGGTAAAATTGTAGATGTTATTATATTTGAACCTGGTTCTGGATATATCTCGGAACCAGAACTAATTGTTGAAGGTGATGGAAAGTTTGCTAGGTTAAAAGCAGTTGTTTTTGATGGACAAATATCTAATGTTGAAATTATCGATTCAGGAAAAGAATATAATCAAAAAACTACAACAATTCTAGTTAGGACTTTAGGAGTAGGTGCAAAATTTTCTGCAGATATTCAAAAGTGGGTAGTAAACTCGTATTCTCAAAATGATTTTTCTACTGATGATGCAATTTTAATTACTGGTCTTAATGATACTACAACTAGCAAATTAGTTTCAATATATGCTCCTAAAAAATTAAGGAGATCTTTGAATGATAATTTAGATTCTAATTTAAATGAAGTTGGGATAAACACGGTTCACTCTCCTATTATTGGATGGTGCTACGACGGAAATCCAATTTACGGCCCTTATGGTGGAACAAGTGTATCTAATTCAATAAATCCACGTTTAATGATAAGTGGATATTCACTAATAACAAAACCAAATAGACCATCTTTAGCAAGTTTCCCAAATGGATTTTTTGTAAATGATTATGAGTTTACATCAAATGGCGATTTAGATGAAAATAATGGAAGATTCTGTATTACACCAGAATTTCCAAATGGAACTTATGCTTATTTTGCTATCAAAAATAATTATCCATATGTAGTTAAATCATTTAAAAATGATCCAGATCTTTTCAATTATGATTTTATAATAAATCAAAATTCAGATTTACTTTTAGAAGGTGATATTTTTAGAAATAACACTCCATATAGAATAAATGAGTCTAATGCATTTTATGAAGGATTAAATGATTTTGGTAACAAAAAAGAAAAATTTGCAATCAATTCAGTCGTTTCATCTGGTATATCTTCAGTTAGAATAATAGATGGTGGTAGTAATTATCAAGTTGGAGATAGAGTTTCATTTATAAATGAAAAGTCTGGAGGACTTGGAGCAAGAGCAAAAGTCTCGGCGCTGAAAGGTAAAGAAATTAGATCAATTACTTTTAGTAAAAATACAATTCCAAATATAACATTTGATTATTCTGAAAATGTTGTTACTGGATTTACAACAAATCCTCATGGAATTATTGATGGAGAAATAGTAGTTATTTCTGGAATTAGTAGTTCTTCTTTTAAATTTTTTGAAGGCAATTATAAAGTTGGAGTTTCGAGTGTAAGCACTTCACTACTTGTAGGAATTGGTACAACTACATCTACAGGAATAATAACCAGTATTGTACTATCAGAGTCTGCAACTTCTGGAAGAATTGTAACCGATGATTTACTTACAGTTGGAACAGAAAAACTATTGGTACTCAATGTTCTCGAAAGCACAAACTCATACCGTGTACAAAGATCTTATGATTCAAGTGTTGGTTCTGCCCATAGTTCTGGTGATTCTGTATTTTTAAATCCAAAAAGATTTACTTACAATGTTTCAAACTCTACGGGTATTGATCTAGCAGTAAGAAATAATAAAACTACTTATTTCAACCCGAACAATTCTATTGGATTTGGAACTCAAGGAACAAGACATTTTATTGGATATGGAGTATCTAATACAACTACAGGAATTCAAACTGGATCTGTAACTAAATTATTTTTCAATTCACATACATTTTCTCCTGCAGATCTTGTTCAAATACTTAATGGAACTCCTTCAGGTATCAATACTAACGAAGCTAGAGTTTTATCTGTCGGTTCAACTTTTGCAAATATAGAATTTGATAGTACATCACTCACTAGTGTAAGTGCAACTGTATCAGTATTGTTAAGAAAAAATAATTTTGTTAGAGAAAAAATAATTAACATCAAAAATTTAAATTACGAAAATCAGTCTATACCATTTCAAACTTTTGAACCATTTACTTATTCTACAAATTCAGGAATTGGTATTAGTGTATCTGAATATGGTAACTTAAGCAATCCATTTCAACTTGTAGATGGTCAAACAATTTTAGTAACTAGACTTTCCGAGTCTAATGATAATATTGGGATTAGAACTACTCGAATTGGAATTGGATCATTAAGTACGTTATTTTTTGTAGGAACTGGAAATACAACTGGAATTGGTGCAACTGGTGGAGAAAATCATAGTATAAGAACACTAAATCCAAATGTTACAGGAACATTAGAAAAATTAAATGCAGATATTACAACAGAAATTTCTCATGGTATTTCAACTTCATCTATAATTACTTTAAATGTTATTCCAGATAGAACAGAAGATATAATCGCTAAGTACAATTCAACTATCAATACAATTGTAATTAATCCAGTATCATTTGCATCAACTGCTATTGGAATAGGAACAACAATATCCACTATCAATATAAACAATCATAGTTTTTCAAGTGGCGATAAAGTTTTATACTCTGTTGTTGGATCTGCAGCCACAAGTTTAGTATCTGGAAATAATTATTTTGTTATTAAAGATAGTAACAATTTTATTAGACTTTCACAAACATTTTCAGAATCTATTGGTAAAGTTCCTCAAAGTATTGGTATAACAACAATTGGTTCTGGAACACATACATTAAGTTCAATTAATCCTAAGATTAATGCTAGCAGAGGAAATACTATTTCTTTTGGGATGACTGATGTTTCTTTAAATGATTTTGATCTTCGCTTTTACTTAGATCCTGATTTTATAAACGAATATTCTGATAAAAATATTACAAGAATATTATCACCAAAATCTACTAGTATTAAAACAACTTCAAATACTCCGGAAGTATTATATTACACTTTAACTCAAAAAAATATTACGAATGGAGATGATTATAGAGTTTTAATTGATACAGATGTAAAAGATTTTTCAAAAATTATTTTAAATAGTAGTGTATATAATAATGATTTTGTTGCTACAGGTATTGGATCTACAACGTTTAAAATTAATCTGTCAAAAGTTCCGGAACATACATCATACACATCAACGAATACTACAGATTTAGATTATACCACAAAATCAAAAAATGTAACAGGTTCTATTCATGATATTGAAATAAACTATGGTGGAGTCGGATATCAATCTTTACCTAAAATTGATTCGGTAATTTCATCTAATGGAATAGGAGCAATTTTAAGAGCATTTTCTGAAAATATTGGAAAACCTAAAAACTTATCCGTGTTAACTTTTGGATATAATTACTCTGCTGACAAAACAATTGTTCCTAAGGCGGAAATTCCTACATTACTTGAAATAAAAAATAATTTTACTTTAGTAAAAGTAGGAATTTCTAGTGGTGGTAGTGGATATTTATTCCCACCAACTCCCATTGTAATTGGAAATCCCGATATAATTTTACAATCTAAATTAACAGGATCGTCTGTTTCCAGTGTTGAAGTATTCATTTCAAACGGTGGGCTTTCTGAAATTACTCCTAGAGTTATTTCTACAAATAATATCAATGGTGTTTCTATTACAAATGCAGAATCTGATGGAACTTTCAATACTTTAACTTTAAGAAGACCAATAAATGGATTTAAAAATTTCCCATTCATAGTTGGAGAACAAATATTCGTAGAAGGTGTTGAAACTTCAACTGTTCAATCTGAAGGTGGTGGATATAACTCATCAGATTATAATTTTTCTACATTTGAAATTTCAAGTTTAATTAATGATGTAAACGTATCTTCTTTAACTTATCAAATACCAGTTGGATTTGGAACAACAGGAGGAACCTTTGATTCTAATAACAGTTTTGGACGAGTTAGTAAAGATAGTAATTTAGCGAAATTTGTTGCAACAATAGAAGAGCAAAATTTTAATTCAGATGAATTAATTTTTACCTCAAACGGATCAAGTGGAAGAGTTTTAAAAAATGGATGGAATAATTTAAACAAAATATTAAAAATAACAAATACATCAGGAACTTTTGAATCTGGAATTACTTTAAATGGAAGTGTTTCAAAATGTAAAGGTACAATAAGTGATGTTATTACTTTTGATGATAATTTTATTAGTGGGTCTTCTGCAATAAAAAATGATGGTTGGCAAACTGAAAGTGGAATTTTAAATAATTCTTTTCAAAGAATTCAAGATAGTTTTTATTATCAGAATTTTTCATACTCTATTAAAAGCAGAACTCCAATTTCTACATGGCAAGATCCAGTAAATTCATTAATTCATGTTGCAGGATTTAAAAATTTTTCAGATTTAGATGTTGTAAGTCCTGTTAAAGCAATTGATATTATTCCTATGAAGGTTTCAATTGCATCAAGTGAGGTTGGAACTTTAGTTAATATCCAATCTTTACTATCAATGTATACAAAATTTAATTTTGATCTTGCATCGGAAGAAACAACCACCGGATCTGTATCTAAATTCATTAATCTAAACACAAAAAAAATTGCTTCATTTTCACAATGCATTACAAACAAAGTTTTATTGATAGATGACATAAGCCCACAGTTCACAGGATTTACAACAACTCTAGGTGGAGATATAGTAGGACTCTCATCATTTAAATTAAAAGCAAATAATCAAAATTTATTAACTAAATCATTTGACATTACTAATGGATCTATTATTGGTGCTGGTGGATCTACAATTATTATTAATGGACATGACTTTTCCACAGGAGAAAAATTATTTTATGATTCTGAAAGCGGATCTAGAGTTGGTATTGCAACAACATCTAGAGTTGCTTCTGGTATTTCTACAGATTTACTTCCAACTGAAGTTTATGCACACAAAGTAGATGACACCACAATTAAACTTTCCGGAATTAAAACCGATTCCACAACTAATAATATATTCTTCACATTCAGATCTGCAACTGGAATAGGATCTACTGTTGTTGGATCTGGAACAACTCATACTTTATCAGTAGATACTAATGTTGCAAACACTAGGGCTTTAATTACTATTGATAATGTTATTCAAAGTCCACTTTTCCGTAAAAATGTTTCAACAGGACTTTCAACCTCAGTTGGAATCGGATCAACAGCAGTTACACTTACTGGTATAACATCCATCAGTACAAATACTTTGCTTGAAATTAATGAAGAAATATTAAAAGTTAATGTTGTTGGATTTGGTTCTACAAATATATTAACAATATCAAGAGCACAGTTTGGTACTGTTGCTACAGCTCACACTGTTGGTGCTACTGTATCAGTATTAAGTGGGGATTATACAATTAAAAAAGGTGTTATTTACTTTAATAGTGCTCCATATGGTCCGGTGGGAGTTACTACTATATCTCCAGGAATATCTACAAATTCTACATTTAATGGAAGAATATTTTACAGAAAAAATTACGAAACTAATTATATTTTTGATGATATATCAAACAATTTTACAGGTAATGCTGGAACAGGTAAAACGTTTGTATTGAAATCATTTAATCAAAATCCGATTGGAATTAGTACTCATAATGGAGTTATATTAATTAACAATATTTTCCAAAGACCTGATGGAACTGCTGCTACAACAGACTATGAAATGTCTGATGATGGAGTATCTGGAATTACAACAATTACATTTACAGGTAACGATATAGAGACTCTACCTAGAAGTGGAATTATTAATGAAGTAGAAGTTGGCGTAGGAACTGGATACACTACAGGATCATATTCAAATAGATCACTCACAGGAGGATTTGGTACTGGGGCAAAAGTAAACGTTATTGTTGGTGCTGGTGGAAGTATAATAAATTTTACAATCATAGATCGTGGAATAGGATATAAACAAAATGATATTTTATCACTTTCTAGTCCATCAGTTGCTGGTATAGGAAGCACTGCTACATTTAAAATATTAAGCACTTATTTTGATAAATTTTCTGGATGGTCATTTGGAAAATTAACTCAAATTGATGATTTTTCAAATAAATTTGACGGTAGTAGAAAACAATTTTTATTAACTAAAACTATAAATGTACTTCCAGAGCCTTTTAGTATAGAATCTTCTGATAGTATACCAGACGTCCAACCTAACTTAATTGTTTTTATAAACAATATTTTACAACAACCAATTAAAGATTATGTCTTTAATGGTGGAACTAGAATTACATTTACAAGTGCTCCTGCTTCTGGAAGCAAAGTCAAAATTCTATTTTATGAAGGATCAACTGCAGATGCAATAACAACAATTCCATTACAAACTATTAAAGTTGGAGATACTCTTAAGTTAGAAAAAATTAATGGAGTGTTATCTCAATTAGATAGAACTGTAATTGATATAACTTCATCAGATCAGGTAGAAACTGTTTCATATATTGACGTTGGTATATCTACAAATAACACATTATTAAGAGAAGTATTATGGACAAAACAAACATCTGATTTAATTATTGATGGTGAACCTATTTCCAAAAATAGAAATTACTTAGAACCAAAAATTAATCCAGCAACAAGATTAATTAAAAATTTCTTATCATCTGATAATGAACTTTATGTGCAAAATATTAATCCAGACTTTTCAACTTTAGATGAAACAGGAGAAAATAATACAAATATTACAATTATTTCCGATACTAATACATCTTCTGCTCAAGCTCAAGTATCAACTGTCTCTTCTGCAGGAACAATAACATCATTTACAATTACTAATTCGGGATTAAATTATACAAGTCCACCAACGGTATCTGTTAGATCTAAAACTCAAGTTAAAGAAATTGGAAAAACCTGGACAGTTGGAGTTACAACCACAATTAACCAAATTAATTTAAGAGATATTGAGTATGAGGAGGATGATTTATTATATGTTGTGTGTGATGATACAGGAGGAATTTCTACTTCTTATAATTTACTATCTTGGCAAAGACAAACTCCGGCATTTGCATCAAACAATCAAATAAACTCTGTTGCATATGGTTCAACTTGGGGAGTTTGGGTTGGAGTTGGATCAGATGCAAATGTTGGATATTCGACTAGTAATGCATCTAGTTGGAATACTGGTGTAATTTATTCTTATGTTCAGGAAACTGGTGGGTTAGGTAGATTTGAATATGAAGTTTCCTCTACTACTAGGAAATTTTATTCTGTTGCATACGGAAATGATAAATTTGTTGCAGTTGGTACTGGTGCGACTGTAATTATTTCTGATAATCAATATCCATCTAAAACTATATTTCTATCTAATGGATTCCCTTTAGCAAGTGATCCTACAGGAATTGGTACACAATGGTTAATTAATCAACCCAACTTTACAGATTTGAATGGGAATATAATTAATAATATTACAAATGATCTTAATTATATAATGTATTCATCGGTTGATAATAGATTTGTTGCAGTTGGTAACAACGGTGTCATTACATCATCTGTTATGGGATCTATTTCAAATAGGCAGTTTAGAGTGGATAGAACCCCCTCAGGGGGGCAGGAAAACCTAAATGGTATAGTTTATGCTCAAAACAAATATATAATTGTAGGAGACAATGGAACCGTAGGATTTTCAACTTTACTTACAGGTCCTTGGATTACCAACACTTTAAACACAACTAATAATTTCTTAACTGTAACACACAAAGATAATGTCTTTATTGCTGCTGGAAGTAATGGAGTAATTGCAAATTCAATCAATGGGGTAAATTGGATTATTAAAAATTCTTTAAATTCTACAATTTTTTCTTTAACAACAAATAATAATTCTGTAATTGGTGTTGGATCTACAAGTGAGTATGTTGTTTCTTCTCAAGAAACAAATTCTGGTATAATTACATCCACTATTTCTTCAACAGGAACAGTTTCTTCATTAAACATTATGGATGGTGGATTTGGGTTTGATATCACACAAAATATTTCAGTTTTAATATCTTCACCAACTGCCTTTTATGAAAATTTAAATAGTGTTGCAGTTTCTGGGGATTATGGAAAAATAGTAGGTATCGGAACAAGTGCTATTGGAATTGGAACCGATACTCCAATGATTATTTTTAATATACAAAGTGATGTTGGTTTGAATACTAATGAAATTGGTTCTAGTTCTGGATTAACTCCAATTCAAAGAAGTGGCATTTCAACTGGAGATTATTTTGTAGCATACAATACAACTGTTGGAAAAGGTGTAACTTCAATTTATGTTTCTTCAGGAATAACCACAGTTGGAATTGGAAGCACATTTATCGATAATATATACAGAGCGGATCACATTATCAATAATGGAGTTTCTGGTGTAGTAACTGTATTCTCTAATGTCAAGTCTGTTGTTGGTGTTGCTTCAACTTCAGTAATCTCAGACAATATTGGATTTGATACTACGGGTAAAGTTGGTAACTATAGTTGGGGTAGAATGTTTAATTTTAATACAAGATCTTCACCTAAAACATTTGTAATTAATAATAATGGATTTACTGGAGTTCAAACTTCACCTTTAGTTGTTAGAAGAACATCTTTGAAAGCTCAATATGATTAAGATAAATAAATAAAAACCTTTAGATATGTCTGCTATTATTTCAGATCAATTTAGAATATTAAATGCTGAAACATTTGTAAAAAGTTTCACTGGAATTGGGACGACTACGAATGTGTACTATACCTTTATAGGATTACCTAACTCTACTGATACTGCCACCGGATCAGGAACTACGGATTGGAATACAAATACTCCAAGTCCAAAGGACATGTTTAAAGAGCAGAATGATTATTATGATACTATGTTGTCTTTGAAAAAAGTCACTACTCAAGATGTTCGGAGAATGATAAGAAAGGTAAATTGGTCTAGTTCAGTAAAATATGATATGTATCGCCATGATTATAATGTAAGCAATTTATCTGCTGTTACAAACGCAACCAATTTATATGATGCAAACTATTATGTTGTAAACAACAATTTTCAAGTTTATATTTGCCTTCAAAATGGAATTGATCCAGAACACTTAACTGGACAACCATCTCTTGATGAACCAACTTTTACTGATTTAGAACCTAGAGCGGCTGGTTCTTCAGGGGATGGATACATTTGGAAATATCTTTTTACAATTTCTCCAAATGATATCATAAAATTTGATTCATTAGATTTTATACCAGTCCCATCTAATTGGGGAAATGATGCAGAAACTGCAAGTATTAAAAATAATGCAATATTTGGTGAAATAAAAATTGTAACAATAACAAATAGGGGAAGTGGTTATTCTCCTGCAGGAACATATAAAAATATACCTATTTTAGGGGATGGAACTGGAGGAAAAATTAGCGTCTCTGTTGGTGCTGATGGTAAAGTTAGTTCTGTGGATGTAACAAACGGAGGATCACAATATACTAGAGGAACAGTTCAATTTTATCCAAGTGGTCCAGCACTCGAAGTTGGTGGAACTAATTTAACATCTATTGGATTAAATGCAGTTGGAAGTGCTTCAACATCTATTGCAACTTTTGATGTAATTATTCCCCCTTCAGGTGGACATGGGTATGACATTTATAAAGAACTTGGGGCATATAGAGTTCTTGTTTATTCTAGATTTGAGAATACTGGAACAAACCCAGATTTTATTGTAGGTAACGATTTTGCTAGAGTTGGTATTATAAAAAATCCTACTACATTTGGAAGTAAAACTGAGTTATTATCATCATCTCAAGCAAGTGCATTAGGAGCATTAAAGTTACAAAGTCCTAATTTAGGAAGTTATGATGCAGATACAATTATCACTCAAACAATTGGAACAGGATCAACTTCTGTGGCAAAAGTTGCATCTTATGATGCAACAACTGGGGTTTTGAAATATTATCAACCGGTTGGTCTTGCTATTACCGCTTTTAATTACAAACTTGTCAACTTTAAAAGAAATAGTGAAATTGCTACTGGCGGATCATTGACAATATTTGGAGCAACAAGTGGTACTAATTTACAACTTCAAACTACTTATGGCACCTCAGCAAATCCTGGAGTTACTACAACTGTAGGTAACAGAATTGTAAATTTAGATCAAAATTATATTGAAGGGATAGCAAATCCAGAAGTTGAAAAATACTCTGGAGAAATCATCTATATAGATAATAGAGCAGCAATTCCACGTTCTTTTACTCAAAAAGAAGATATAAAAATTGTACTAGAATTTTAAAAAAATGCCACAGAATACCAATTTCAATGTTAGTCCATATAATGATGATTTTAATGAGAATAAAAATTTTAATAAAATTTTATTCAAACCAGGAACGGCTATTCAAGCAAGAGAACTAACTACTTTACAAACAATACTTCAAAATCAAATTGAAAGATTTGGTTCGTATTTGTTTAAAGAGGGTGCAAAGGTAATTCCCGGACAAACTGGATATGATCCTAGATACGAGTATGTTCAAATAGATGCAACTTTTTTTGGAATATCAGTTTTTAATTATACTGACAAATTAATAGGAACTACTATTCGTGGAGAAACTTCTGGAATCACTGCAAAAGTAATAAAAGTAATTGATGCTAATGAATCAGAAAGAAATAATAATACTTTATACATTAGATATATTAAATCTTCAAATAATGATTTCGAAACCATAAGATTTTTAAATGGAGAAAGATTAATTACAGAAGATGGAATTGAATATGGACTTACGGAAATAAAAGCAAATAGCGCATTTGCTACATGTATTTCTGAAAATTCTACTGGAACTGGTTCTGCTGCATTTATAGAAGATGGTATATATTTCATTAGAGGTTATTTTGTAAAAGTACTGAAAGATAATATACTTTTAGATCAATATGGCAAAAAACCTAGTTACCGAATTGGTCTATTAATTAGTGAAGATATAGTCACATCATTTGATGATCCGTCATTAAATGACAATTCTCAAGGATTTTCTAATTTTGCTGCTCCTGGAGCTGATAGGTTTAAGTTATCAACAACTTTCATAAAAAAAGAAATTAACGAATTTGATGATGAAAATTTTATAGAATTGATGCGGATTGAAAATGGAGTATTATTAAATTTTGTAAAAAATACAGAATTAAATTTAATTAGAGATGAACTAGCAAGAAGAACTTACGATGAATCTGGTGATTACTATGTCACACCTTTTGAAGTTGATATAAAAGAATCATTAAACAATTTAGAATACAATCGTGGTGTTTATAAGGAAAATCAATTAACATCACAGGGAAATATCCCGTCAGAAGATTTATATACTCTACAAATTTCTCCTGGTAAAGCATTTGTACAAGGATTTGAAATTGAAAAAACTTCAACAACTTATTTTGACGTAAAAAAGCCAGAGGTATCAAACACTGTTGATACTTATCGTTTACCTTTTTCTTATGGTAATAAATTAATATTAGATAATGTAAGTGGATCTCCAACTATTGGATTTGGAGTAACCACAGTTTTAAGTCTCAGAAGTGATAGAGTTGGATTGACTTCTCTAACTGCACCTGGATCAGAAATAGGAAAAGCAAGATGTTATGATTTTAAATTAAAAGATGCTGCATATTCAGACAAAGATACAGATTTTGAAATATTTTTATATGATATTGATACTCATACTCAAGTAACAATTGGAAGTAGTATAACATTATCAGTACCAGCTTTAATTCAAGGAAACAACAGTGGATCTAAAGGATATCTAAATTCATCCATTAATAATGCTAAAGTATTAACTTTAAACTCTGTGAGTGGATCTTTTATTGTAGGTGAAAGTATTTCAGTAAATGGTATATCATCATCACCTACTATCTCAAGTATTACAGATTTTTCTTTAGATAATGTAAAATCTTTATTTTCTACAGTAGGAGTAAATACATTTAGTGCAGATTTAAAATTAACTGGAATTTTTCCTTTAGGAACAGAACAACTAACATTTTCAGCACAATCATCTGGAGTTAGTACAGTCACAGGGTCAATTACATCGAAATTTGCAAGTCAATTAAAGATTGGAGATATTCTTTCATATACTAGACCTGGTTTTTCAACAGTAACTTTTAACAAAGTACTTACTATTGGAACAACTTTAAATAGTGTTACTGTAAGTGGAGTTGCAACTGTACAAAATCTTTACGATGGACAAGTTCCAACCGCAACATTGACTACCCCTGTTAAATTAAATATTCCAGAATTATCAGATACTGAATCTGCAACATTTTTTCAAACTTTACCTAATACTAATATTAGTAATATTAATTTAGATAATTCTCAATTAGTTTTCAGAAAATCTTATGCTGCATCTGTTTCATCAAATGGTTGTGTTATTATTGAATCTGATGTAGACTCTGTGTTTGAGGATTATGATGAAGAGAGATATGTTCTGACATACTCCAATGGAAAAATAGAACCATTATCAAGTGGGAAAGTATCTATTTCTGGGAATGGTAAAACTTTAACTTTAAGTCAATTAACAATCGCTACAGATGCAAACGCAAAATTAATTGCTACACTTAGAAAAATAAAAGTAAATTCTAAATCTAAAGTTTTAACTCGTTGTGAAAAATTAACAATCAATAAATCAAGTAATCCAACTTCTGGATCAAATGCAAATACAACTTTAAATGATGGGTTAACTTACAGTTCTGTATATGGACTTAGAATTCAAGATAAAGATATTTCACTTGGAAAAGCAGAAGTTTTAAGAGTTCATGCTGTTTTTGAATCTGATGATAATAATGATCCTATTATCCCAACATTAACTCTAATTAATATTAATGGATCTTTATTAAATGCTGCTCAAGGTGATCTAATCACAGGAAGTTCTTCATATGCAGTTGGTAGAGTTATATCTACCACAGTAAATACTATTACTTTTGTTTACAAAAACGACAGAGAGTTTGAACTTGGAGAATCTATAACTTTAAAACTTTCTCAAATTACGGGTTCAATTTCTTCAATAATTATTGGTAATAAAGATATATTACAAAATAGTTTTGTTGTTGATACAGGAGAAAGATTAGAATTTTTAGATTTTGGTAGACTTGTTAGAAAAGATTCTGCTTCAATTCCAAGTAAAAGATTATCCATAATTTATGATTTTTATAGTACACCAACTTCAGATGATGGTGAATTCTTTTCATATTTAAGTTGGCCTTCAGGAGTAGTTAACTTTAACGTTGATATGCCTAGAATTGGATTTAATATTAAACACTCTGATGTAATTGATTTTAGACCTAAAGTTTCAGATTATAGTAATACAAATTTTTCACCATTTCAATATGAATCAAGAGTATTTCCAAATAATGGATCTTCTGTAACTTCCACACCTGTTACAGGAGAATCTATCATATTGGGTTATTCATATAGATTACCAAGAACTGATAAATTATTGTTATCTAAAGGTGGTGAATTTCAATTAGTTTCTGGAGAACCTTCCGATAATCCTTTACCTCCAATACTTTCCGACAATTCTTTTGAAGTTGGTTCTTTTACATTGTTACCTTATGCATATAATGCATCTAGAGATATACAATTTAATAAAACTAAGCATAAACGTTATCAAATGAAGGATATTGGAAGATTAGAATCTAGAATTAAAAATATAGAATTCTATACACAATTATCTTTGTTGGAATCAGATACTCAAAATTTATCAATCAAGGATCCTCTAACCGGATTAGATAGATTTAAAAATGGTATTTTTGTTGATAACTTTAAATCACATGAATCTCATAATGTAAAATCTCGTGATTTTAAAGCAAGTATTGATAAAGCAGAAGGTGAACTAAGACCATCTCATTATACCACATCTTTAGATCTTTTAATTGGATCTGAGTCTGCAATTGGTATAGGAACAACAGCAGATTCATCTGTAGATTTAAGATTTGTAACTGATCTTCAAAATGCAAACATTCAAAGAACAGGTGATTTAGTAACATTAAAATATGTAGAAGAAGTTTTTATAGAACAAAAATTTGCAACTAGAACGGAAAATGTAAATCCTTTTGCTGTTATAAACTTCATTGGCATATTAGAATTGAATCCAGAAACAGACACCTGGATAGAAGAAAAAGTATTATCAGCAGCAACAATTGAACAACAGGGTGATTATGATAGTGTATTACTTGAAATAGGTGGAGATCCTAACACTGGACTATCCCCAATTGATTGGAATTCATGGCAAACCACATGGACTGGACAAACTACTATTGAAAGCAAAGTTGTAGGTTCTCAAACTGTAAGTCAAAGAAATATTTTAGATGCTGGATGGACATGGAGAGAAACTACAAGTGATAGTATTATTGAGAACACAGTAAGAACAGATACTGCACAATCTAGATCTGGAATTCAAAGAAAAATAACTGAACAAATTGATACCACCTCTTTAGGTAGTAGAGTTGTAAGTAGAGAAATTATTCCATATTGTAGAGAAAGAAATATTGAATTTATTTCAAAAAGATTAAAGCCTGCAACTCAACATTATGTTTATTTCAATAATGTAAATATGACCGAATATAGTATTCCAAAATTATTGGAAATTACTATGATTAGTGGTGTATTTTCTATAGGAGAAACTGTTGAAGAATTACAAACTTCAATTACAAATGAATCATCTTCTACTGAATCTATTAGATTTAGAACTGCCATAACAAATCATAAGTATGGTCCTTATAACAATCCAGAACTAACTTATCTTATAGACCCATATACCAATAATCCTTTAAGCAGTAGTTACTCTGCATCCTCAACAATTTTAAATATAGACACGGCTAGTTTATCAAATATTACACAAAATTTCAAAGGTAGATTGAAAGTTGGAACTAAATTAATTGGAAGAACAAGTGGAGCACAGGCAACTGTATCTAATTTAAGACTTATTTCAGATGCCGCAGGAACTCTTATAGGATCTTTATATGTTCCAAACGCTAAGTATCAAACAAATCCGCAATTTAAAACTGGTACTAATACAATTAGATTGACTAGTTTTGCATCAAATAGCGATATTTCTGGAACTTTACCTAGTGTTGGAGAGGCATTGTTTGAATCAAGTGGAGCACTTAATGCAAATCAAGAAACATTTTTATCAACAAGAAATGCTAAGATTGATGTTTTAACTACTGATGACACAAGAACAATATCTGGAACAACTACTTTAACTGAACTTGGTGAAAGAACTACAATGCGGCAATGGGTTGATCCAATTGCAGAATCAATAGAAATTCCACCAGGAGAAGACTCATTCTTAACATCTGTAGATGTATTTTTCAGAACTAAAGATGATAATATTCCAGTAACTTTACAAATAAGAACAATTCAAAATGGTGTACCAACACAAGTTATTTTACCATTTGCTGAAATTTCATTAGAACCATCTCAAGTAAATATTTCTGAGGATGGTACTGTTGCTACTAATTTTAAATTCAAATCTCCAGTCTATGTTTCTGGAGGTGAGTATGCAATAGCATTAATTTCACTTTCTAATAATTATAATGCATGGATTTCTAGAATGGGTGAAATTGATATAACAACTGCTAGATTGAATGAAAATCAAAGAGTCATTGTTTCGCAACAACCATACATGGGATCTTTATTTAAATCTCAAAATGGTTCTACATGGGATGCTAGTCAATTAGAAGATTTAAAATTTGTAATTCATAGAGCAAAATTTGCAACAGAACCAGGAGTATTTACTTGTTACAATCCATCTCTTTCTGAAGGAAACGATAAAATTGTAAATTTAAGAAATAATCCAATTTCTGTTTTATCTAAAGAAGTAGTAGTTGGTCTTGGCAGTACAGTTAATTCATCACTTGTAATTCCTGGAGTTACAATAAGTCAATTAAACAATACATTAGCAACAGGAAAACTATCTAAAGTTACCGGAGCTATTGGAGTTGGGAGTGCTACTAACACAGTTACTAATCTTACAGTAAATAATGTTGGATCTGGAGTAACCCCATCTACAGGAAACTTCTATTATGGAAATGTTGGATTGACAGCAGTTACAGGTGATGGTAGTAATGGATTGGCAATAGTTGAAGTTTCTGGTGGATCTATTGGAATTATTACAGTCACAAATGGAGGAACTGGATATTCTGTAGGTGATGTAGT